AATCACTGCTGTAATCCATCATTACCCCCCCCTATGTTAGTAGCTCTATTATTTTTTCTTCGTTATTCATATATCTAGATCTTCAAATGCAGATTTTATTGATTCGTACATGGGTTGAATATCATATCTAACATCAAGGCCATACGATGTATTTAAAATAAAAGATCCGTTTTTCTGTTGGTCGCTTAGGTCGATTGTCCAGTTTTTACCGACTTTATGTAACATTTCGTGCATATCGGATCTGTTTTTACCATGAAGATCTTTATGCGAAAAGCTTGATCTTGAATACATTTGCAAGCTATTTCTTTCCCAGTCCTTCGCCCTCCACAAAAATACATTTATAACGTCTGTAGCAGGAACATTAAACGCCCTACTATCAAAAACAGGTGTTTTATCTGTGTTTAGGTGCTTTATTAGTCTTACAGACATTAAAGCTGATGAGATAGAGACTACTTTTTGCAGATTATAATTAAACCAGCCTTGAGTTTCCAAAGAATCGTAATCAGTCAGACAGAATGTAACCTCGTCTGACTGAATATAGGCAGCTTTAAATCCCTGCATCTCTTCTGCAACATCTTTAGCAGCGTCAACCATTGCGTCCATAAGACTGCTATCGAACGGCCTCCCCATTCCTTTCGTAAAAGTATGGAAAGCCCTCCCATCAACTCGAATTATTAGCGGCGTTCTTTGTGTGGCAAAATTTCTCGTTACCAATTCATACCTTTTAATCCTATCACCAAGACTCATTTTTTAACCCCCTTCTTTATTTACCTAGATATTAACTGATGAAGTATAATAATGCAAGGTTTATTTTAATGTAGTCTGCTAAATTCACTGCATTTAACAATCATCACACTTAACCCATCCTTCCTATAGTTCTCCACAATAGGTAGCATTTTATAAAATTCTAATTCGCTGCAATCATTTTCCTTTTTGTAGCATGCTGAACACATGCTCCCTTTAGGCTGGAATCGTAACTTCATTTCTTTATCGCCCATATTTCACCTCTATTTTTAGACATAAGCTACCCAAGGGCTACCTAAAATCATCTTCAAATATATTAGATTTCCCTAAATTACAGTCCTCACATAAAATCTGTAAGTTATTAATATCAAGCTCTAATTGTGGGTATTTAGACCTTGGTTTAACGTGGTCAACGTGCAATATTATTCCGTCTTTAGGTTGTGCTCCACAACACATACAAGCCCTTCCACATCTTAGTAAAGCCTTATATCTTAATTCTCTCCATTTCCTGCTTCTGTAAAACTCGTTTGCCGGTCTTTTTTTAAAGTCTCTGCCATTAATAATAAAACTGGCGAATTTTTGTATTGCGTTTTTATTTGCTTTTTTTGACCTTTTGCTTTTCCATTTTGTTTTAAGCCTAACTAATTCAGCTAGTTCTACATTTCTTATATTTGGATCAACATTAAAATATTTAATACACGCTTTCCTTGCTTCTGTAAATCTAGATGTTGCCATTCTTACGGTTGATTTTTTGGGTATAAAAGTATCTTCTTCTTTCCATTCCCAATTCTTACTAAACCCATTATCTTTATTAGTTCCCATTACTTTATTCCCTATAGTTAATTATTCCAGAAAGAGTGAAGGAGAAATTAAGGCAAAGAGTACCCAAACCCACTAAAAAGTAAGTTGGTCTCCTTGCCGTTTATTCCGTCAGTCGTTCAGTCGAATAGTCGGCCTATAACATAGTGATTTTAGTTATAGTTAGCGATTCAGGAAAATTCACTTCCCCTTATCTGGGTTCGCCTTTAGAGTTCCATGCTATTTTGATAAGTCCACGTTGTAATAGCCTAACCACATTTAACGCAACCGAGTCGAAAGGGACGTATACATTAAATATGACCTAGCAGAAAAATGAGAGGGCGTAAAAATGATTAGGTGGTAAAAACTATTGACATCTGTATAAATTACTATGTTATAATTCTTCCCGTCTAGTGTCCCTCTCAAAAGACAAGCTAGATAACTCAATCTTACCCCATGTTGCGTTCACTGGCAACTAAGATTGTGCCGTATCCCCTCGGTTAATAGGGGAAAATTATCACCCCCACTCTTTACCGGCCTTGTGCCGGTATTTTTTTCTGTTATAATATAATTAATGCGAGTAATGGCCTTGCACAACCTTAATGGGGAAAATAAATAAAACATAAGATTGCACACTTCAAAGGTGCAGATAAAATCCACCACGCCCTTGATTTGAAAAGTCAGGTAATACGAAAGGGGCGTGGTGGTAGCCAAACAAATAGAAAGAAAGCTTATTGCGTTGCTTACCTTATATCTTTGATATTATGCGATAGGCCGCTGTAATGGCGGCTTTATCAATTAAAGGGTAATATTATGGAACCAACAGAAAAAGAAATTAAACAGGCAATAAAAGATAATCCTGATTTACCGTACAGCTTTGTAAAAAATTCGCTAATAGCAATGAGCGAAGCAGAGAGCGACGCATTAACTGCATATAAGCGTGGAAGTGAAAAATATAATAGCGCACTTGCCGAATTATCTGATTAATGTATAATAAACACGCACTGATATAAAGCGCAGCCTAATGGCCGTTGGTGTACCGCCTTTGTAGGTTCTAGGCGATCTAGAATAGGTTTTTAGCTGGACTAAAAATAAATAAGAGTAGCGCCTATACCCCCTCACACCCTAGAATTAGACTAGGTAATGTCAGGGGTATTTTTTCGCCTCCATAAAAATAAATAAACTTTTTTAGTAAATTAACTTGCAATTATCCTAAATACGGCTATACTGGATGTAAGTTAGAAATTAATTGAGAGGGTGAGTAAATGTATCTATATCTACTAAAACAATTAGAAGAATGCGTTGAAACTAAAGAAGGTAATAACTGGAATATCACATTATGTTCAGATGGCAGTGGTGAATTGGTTCATCCAAACGGAGAAGCACTTCATGTGTTTAATAATGAAGAAGAGCTCATTATATATGTGAAATCAATCTGTAAATGCACAGAGGCTATATTAACCTTTGGTAAGTGTATGGAATTAATACAGGAAGGGTGGGAAGAAATTAGTGATATTGATGTTGCCGAGTGTGGGTAACGGAAAGATTAAAAAGCGCCGCTTTCCGGCGTCTTTTTTGAATGAATTGTTATATTTTTATTTATAGGTGAGTTATGAAGGCTAGTTTATTACTACAACAAAGCGCAGACCCGTTTGATACGGCATGTATGCAAGTTAGAGAAATGGAAGAAGCACTGCAAGAGCTTGTAGATCTTAAAAACTATAAAGATGAACACGGCAAGGATGAATTTTATTTAGAGAATCAGCCTAAAGCATGGAAAAGAGCAAGAGCTGTTTTGGAAATATAACGCAGAGTTAAACGGCGCGTTAAGCGTCCGATTTTTGAACGCCTTGTTATGTGCAGGGCTTGGAGGAAGCGTGAGAGATAAATTTACTATTGGTGACAAAGTTAGATTAACGGAAAACCCTTTTGATGAGCAAATACCAGAAGAGGCAATGAGATTTGCAGCCGTTAATAATAAAACACATGTGGTTACACGCACCAAAGACGTACCTAGTGGGCAATGGATAAAAACTGACTTAATTAACGAATGGATAAGCTTTGGATGGTTTGTTGCCACATAACGGCTTTAATAAAGCGTGAGCGTAGCGAGTCGCTTTTGATTTAATTGTTATATTACGGGGTAACGGATGAGCATTATTACTATCGGTGAACATCAGCACTTAAAAAACGACTATGTGTGCAGCTTTTGCGGCGATGAAAACAAAAGAGTTGTTGGACGAGCATATAAACAAAAACGGCATGACTACCCAAAAAAGCACTATATGTTTTCTTACTGTGCGGATTGTGCATTAAGGCAAGCAGAGGAGATGGTGAAAGTTGCCCACCCGAAGCACAAGGTAATATAACAGCCAAGCTAACCAGCAAGCGTAGCGAAGTCTATGTTAGCGACCTGTTATAAATGAGGATTAAAATATGAGCTTATTGCTAGACGAGAATTTAAAAATGACAACAAAAGAAAGTTTACTTGTAAAGCTAACAGAACGCAGAGTTTTAGATGTAAGAATGGGCGAAATTTTCGACCTGTTGCCCAAAGGTACTACGTTAGAACTAAAGACATTTAAAACATTATTCAGGCAAAAAGAGAAAATGGATATTGAAGCGTTTTATTCTGAATTAGGGGCTTTATTGTACATGATGTTATTTAGAATAATGGAAGAAGAAGAACAAGTGAAGGTTAATAACTGGGAGGATGAGTAATGAACCATACAGAATTACCTTGGAAAATGGAAGAACAGAATATACATACTGGCTCAATCTGTACGTGTCACGGCGACAAAGACACATGGTTTGAGGTATGGACTCAAAATTGGTCAAATGGAATTGACGCAGAAGCAAACGCCGCCTTTATCGTTAAAGCATGTAATAACCATTACAAAATACTTGATTTGTTAGATGAAGCAAGACTACAAATAGAATATTTGCATAGCAAATTTAAAGAAACCGGCTCAGGAAATATTGTGCTGTATAGAATAGAAGAAGCAATAAAACAAGTGGAGGATGACAATGAATAACCCACAAGAAATGATGCAAGCATTAATAGACGGTGAAACCTTAGAATCGTTTAACTGTAAATTAGCTAAATTAGAAGATGGTAATTTTGTTTGTGATGAAGGTTATGAAGTGCCAAACTTTAAAAATCATACGAGCTGGGATGTTCGCAAAGAACCCGCGCATATACAGGGAAATTATGGGTTTATGTATGCTAAAAAAGCAAGATTATCAAATCTTATTTTTAACACAAGGGAGGAGCTGGAAAAATATTTTGAGTTAGAGATTAAAAATAACATAGGCAAGAGCGTAAAGCTTGGAGTAATAGAATGAATCTTATAGAAAGCTGGAAAGAACGAGCAAAGGAAAAATACGGCTCTATCGGTGAAGGTGTGCGTGAATTAAATATGATTTTAAATATGAAACTTACACCTAGCCAGATAAACGAAATGAGCAAAGGGAAAAGGTCTGTTCCTGCCAGCGTACAAAATATGATGATTAACGATACCTTGTTGACATCAATGGCTGATGCTGGCTTAACAGATGCGATGCTAGTGTTAACAATGGATCAGTTTTCTGAATTAAGAGATAAATTGTCATTACCGGAGAGGAAAAAATGAAATATACAAAGGACTACTTATCAAGAGATGTGGCCGGAACGATGTTAATTGGGTATATGAGAAATGTTCTTAATATGATGAAACGAACGGACAATCCAACAGAAGCAGATTATAAGGCATATATTGGCGCGTTTGATTTTATGCTTAAATGTTATGATGAAACTATTGAAGAATTAGAGAAAATAGAAAGGAGAATATAATGGCTATTTATATTTGTGATGAGCGCGGAAACTATAAAGATGATGATTATTTTCCTTGCGTTGAACATCCGAAAGGCGGTGATTTTTGTTGCGAAGAATGTGCAGACGAGATTGAATACCAAATAGAGAAAGATGAACTTAAAAAGCTTGCATCAAAAAATCAAAGAGAAGTTGAGGCGGGGCTGAAAAAATGAGCTTACATACACAGGAAGAAAATATAGCAATGGCTAAGATAATAATTAGAGAATTAATAGCCTTCGATAATAAATGTAATAATCAGGAGTTTCCAGATAAAGCGATTCAGTGTGAGGAGTTAAAGAAAATCACGGCGCTGGCTCGTATTGTTGGGGCGGATTTGGGGGAATGAGTTTCTTTAAAGATAACCCAGTAAGAAGCAAGAAATATCTTAAATGGATAGATGGGCTTGATTGTTGTTTATGTCACGCACCCGCAGACACGCATCACCATATTATTGGGATAGGTGACGGAATAATGGGTGGTAAGGCATGTGACCTGCTTTCTATGCCTGTTTGCACTGGCTGTCATGCACTTTTCCATCGGCAACACGAAAACCCAGAACTTAAACTTGAGCAATGGGAATACGTGGCGAAAACATTACAGAAGGCCATAAAGGACGGAATCATTAAGGGTATTAAAGTCGCTTAAGCGTATCAGGGTTAAAGCCCTTATCAATCACATTTTGACGTTTAGAGGTTGGAACACCACCATTTTTTAACCAGTTGTAAAGCGTGCATTTTTTATTCTTGTCGCCTAGCAACTTTTTAGCGGCAAATGAAATTGAGCCAAATTCGTCCAATAAGTTTTGGTGTAGCTCAGTTTGTTCTAATCGTTGTACTTGAGAACGCATATTCATTTGAAAATAATCCTTGCATAGTTATACTATATGTGTATAATGTAACACATAGAAAGTAAACATTCAATACGGAGATAGTTAGATGATTCCAGAAGACGAGCTAAAAGAATTAATGGAAGAACGCGAAGAAAAAAGAATAGAAGATTTAGATTATCAGGAAGAGTGTAAACAAGAGCGGTCTGATTGGGATATGAATGATAGTGATTATTTATAACGGCGATTAAAGTTAATTAACTAGGGATAAAGAAAATGTCCAAAGAAACCAAAGGACAAGGAGCAAACGCCGCGTTAGGCGGTCAAAAAGAGCGACTTTTTATACGTCCGATTAATTGTGATCAGGTTGCATGGATTCTGGATATTGCTGAAAGATACTTACCAAATAAGATAAATGTAGGAGTTTCCCAGCAAAGGGAGATGCAAAAATATGCAATGTTGTACGAAATAATGGAAGTAGCAAACCTTAAATTTGAGAATGATGAAGCAAGATGGAATGGTACGCCTAACCAAGCAAGGCTTTATGTCCGCGAGGACGTATAACGGCACTATTAACAGGCGCGCGGTAGCGCGTCCAAGCGAGGAACGAGCGATGTTGAATGATTTGTTATGGCGTGATGCTTCCACATCTCCAGAAGATGGAACGGAGTTTCAAGGCTGGATAATTGCTGAGGATGGCGCTGGATTCTGGGAGCCGCGCTGCAAACTTGACGAAGACGGAACGCTTGGAATATACGGGCGTGTTGATTATGACAAAGATGGCTGGGACTTTGGGCTATGGCATTTAAGAATTACACACTGGATGCCTCAACCAAGTGAGCCAGACATGATAGACATGATGAGCGAAGACGCATTGCGCTATGAACTGCGGGGCGTGATCACAGAAGTTGATAGTCTTAGAAAGGCTTTTGAACACACGCATGTTAATAATGGTGAAGATGACGCTTGCGCTGAGTGTGGGCTGGATATTAGAAACCCTGTACACAGGCGAGTCTTATAACAGCCAAGCTAACCAGCCGCGCAGCGGTCTGAATTATCGACCTGTTATATAATAAATAGAGAGGGTAAAAATGAATAATCAAGAATTAGTTATAGCAACACAAAATATTGATAAATCAGTTACTGATGCAGCCGCACAGTTTGTATCTACTATTTCACAGTACAAGTGGGAGTTAGTACCTGACTCACAATTAGCGGCCGCTAAACAGACCCTAATGAAAAATGACTATATTATGGGTATTGCGTCTAGCAGCCCAGAATCAGTACAAGAAGCTTTAGTTCAGGCCGCTATTCTTGGCCTTGATTTAACAGAAGGAAAGCGGCAGGGCTGGTTGTTACCGCGTAAAAACCAATTTAAAAAGACGGTTATCCAATTACAAGTAGGTTATAAAGGTGTAGAGGCCATTCATCAAAGAATGGGTGTTATTGACCGCTTAGTTATTCGTACAGTGCGCGAAAATGACGAGTTTGAATGGTCTGGAGACGATCAAGAAAAGCCAATGCATAAAGCAGATTGGTTCGCTAGCAATGAAAGTCGAGGAGCAATATCAGGTGGTTATGCAATTACCTATTATCCTGATAAATCCATAAATGTGGTTGTTGCACCTATCACCACTATTTTTGAAAAGCACCGTGACCGATCAGAGTCTTACAAGTCATATAAGGCTAAAGTGGATAAGGGTGAGTGGGCTTATGAACCACCTTGGGTATCTGATGAGCAATCAATGGTCGAGAAAACAATGGCCTATATCGCAGCTAAACAATGGCCTGCTAATATTCGTAATGAGGACAGAGCATCAAAAATACTTGAAACCTTGCACGAAACAGACGTAGCAGATTATACATACGGTTACACTCAGGAACAGAAAGAATATTTTTATAAATTTATAGACGAAAACGATCCATTAGGCATGTATTTGTTTAGCAAACATGTATTAACAGAAGTTTATATTGCTTTGTATCAGGGGCTAATTGCGTCCATTCCAAGAGGCGGCAAAGGTAAGCGGAGAGAAGAACACGAAAAATTTATGCAGCAGGGAGATGATATATTTCATAATATTATAACCGCAATTTCTTCTCATGACGTAGGTTTATTGACTGAGAGCGTAGAAGGTATATTAGTCATAACTGAAAAATTATTGCTTAAAAAGTTAGACGAAAAAGACCAAGATGAATACAAATCAATGATGAAAGATTCTGAAGCAATAGAAACAGGCTTAGATGAAAAAGTGTAAGGATACAGAGTCAGTCAAAGGCTGCGGAGATATTAAACCTGATACCGAATTTAGGATTATTCGCACCAATAAAACAACAGGAAAAGCATATAGAGAAAGGTTATGCAATGAGTGCAGAAAAAAGAGCCGGAGAACAAAAAAGAAAGGTATTCCAGTAGATGAAGCGAATCTTTATAATAAGTTTAATCAGCTTATGGGATAAAATTATAGGAGCAAAACAATGAACCAACACGAAGAAATAGCCAATAAGTCATTAAAGCAAGGCTTTATAGCTGGGTTTATATGCTGCGCCCTATTAGTGTGGATTTTTATTTTATAACGCAACTATTGAAGAGAATTGTTATGCAGTTACAAGATATTGAAGACGCATGGAACAAACAAGCAGATGAATACAACCAATGGTTCGATCTTGGTTCAGATGAAAAAGTGGAATTCACTATTAAGTATGTTCGTGAGGTAAGCGCGGAAATCTGTCGCGAAACTGGAAAGTACAGCGATTGCATTGATATGGCGCTAAGGTGTGCCGATGCTATTGTTGATGCATAACGGCGCTGCTCAGTTGTTGCGACTGAGCGCAGCGAAAGAGCAATCAACTGGGACAACTTGTTATAAACAAACGGAGATATTATGCAAAACGAATTAATGAAGTACGACCCCGCATATGGTTATGAACGACCTTACCCATCACATGCTGAACAATGGCGAAGGTATCACGGCAAGACCGCATGGATTTTTAACCCGTGGACTGGCGCAAGACGAAACCCTAGTGCTATAGGTAGCGATACTTTTGGTAATGCGATTGTTGATAGTAAGCCGAGTACGGGGCTATAACAGTCAAGCTAAACAGCAAGCGTAGCGAAGTCTGTTTTAGCGACCTATTATAAATGAGGTGAATTATGACAACTAAAGAAACAAACGACGAAATATACGAAAGGTTTGATTTTAAAATCGCGCTGTCTGAGAAGATAGATTTTAATATTGAGCTCGTTGGTAAGTATGCAAAAGCTGCAAAAGAAGCAGAAGACGAACAAACAAGAAAAGAATGCAAGCGTATGGCAAGGAGAGGACGCAAGATTCTATCGACACAAAGAACAGAAAGACTAAAGCTATCATCTAGGGAGATAGCCAAGCAGCTAGGCTTAGATTTTTACAGGGTGAAATATTTATACCGTGAATATGTGGGCGGCGGACTTTAAAAAATAGGAAGAATTATTATGAGTAAAGAATATGGAATAACGCCAGAACAGTACCACGCTGCGTGTAAAAAGTTATGGGATGCGCTAGATAATAAGGAAGATGGTGTAAATGATGTGTTTACTCTTTGCGCTAATAAAATCGAACAACTACAAGAAGTAATAAATATGTGTGACGAAACACTAAGTGATGATTTTAATTTAGAAAACGAAGATTTACCTCTTTATTCTGAGCAAGCCGTTAATCGGGTTCATCGTGAGCTGTCCGGACACGCGTGCTGGCAAAGTAAGGAATAAGCGTGAAGATTGACGTTAAACCGTTATCTATGAATATGGCATACCGAGGTGGAAAAAGGTACAAAACGCCACGTTATAAGCAGTTTATTAATGATTGCTTGGTTAATTTAAAACCAATGAAAATACCTGATGGGAACTTAGAATTTCACATTCAAATCGGGGTTAGCAGCAAGGGTTTTGATTTAGATAATTGCTTAAAACCGTTTATTGATGTTTTACAAAAGAAATACGGGTTTAATGATAACCGCATTTATCATATCGGCGCATACAAGAGAATTGTGCCAAAAGGAAAAGAATATATAAGTTTTGATATATTTGAGGCGATAGAAAATGACTGTTAAATGTACCAGCAAAACCAGCTACCGCAAAACAAAAGAAAGCGGCCAAGAGTCTACGCAAGCTGAGAAGATATTTAATATAATCGACTTAGGCGGCAAGCTAACAATGCAGCAGATATTGTCGATTTATCGCGGTAAGTGGGGAGATATTGAATACACATCAATTTCTGCTCGATGCAAATACTTAAAAGGTGATGACGAGCTAGGAATACCCGCTAGAATTTTTGAAGTAGGTACAGGAAAGTGCCCGATTTCTGGAAAAACCGTTAACCTTTTATCGTCAACAAAAGAAAAAGGGTTTGGCGAATATCAAGCGTGGGTAGAGGGTGGTAAAACCAAAAAAGAACAGCTAGCCCGATTCGCAAAAGTACCCGACCATATGAAAAAGCGCGTCCAGTCTCACATGAAAACGGTTATTGCTTTAAAAGGGCTTAATAAATGAGCAACTTCATAACAGATAGCGAAATAGAAAAGGCGCTAAATTATCTTAGGGATACATCAGAGAATTACGCCAAATGGAAGGGGCGCATGAAATACCTTGAGAGCCACAGAAAGAGCGTAAGAAGCTCGGAGGTTTTAAGGGCAACAGGTAAGACAATAAGTGAGAATGTCCACAGAGGCGAAGCGTCCGAGGCTTACAAGGATATTTTAAAGGAGTATGAAGAAGCGGTTTACGAATACACGCTATTGGACGCAATGAGAGCAGCAGCAGAGGCCAAGATTGAAGCATGGCGAACTCTGAGCGCAAGCTATAGAAAAGGAAATGTATAACGAAGCAATGGACAAACCACGAGCAAGCAAAATGTCATTAATAGAGCGCATAAAAAAGCAATCAAAGTTATTTATAGATGCTAACGTATGGGATGGAGAGGATAGAAGTGGGTGTAATAATGACTGGGTAAAGCATAGTCCTGATGATTTACAAGAGTTAGTTGACGACTTAATTGAGCATGTATTAATAAAAGAACTTGAAGCGCGGGATAAGATTCTAGACGATATAGATTCAAGAATAGGCGAGGGCTGGACAGAAGGCTTAGCCAAGGCATTAATTAAGGCGGGTGAATAGTGATATGGGCAGCATTCGCTCTTTGGTATAAATAAATGAAAGAGTTTAAATGTGCAAAATGCACAAAGTATAAAAAAATAGAATCATTAGCCTATACTTATACAAGCAAACAAGGCAAGAGAAGGGTGTGCACAGCATGTGAGGAAGCGATAAGAGAGGCTGTAAAGAGATTAAAGGGCTAAACCCTCCAACAGCTTGCCGGTAGCTGTGCCCAGAAAACCGGCATTAATTTAGGAGGTATAATTATGAATGCAAAAGTAATAAGCCTTACAAAGTACAAAGTAAATAAATTACTAAAAAATAGACCGAATCTAAGCGAAAAGGCCATAGACAGGATTTTAGAGGTAATACGGAAGAAAGATAAGGCAAAATGAACTTTGATAAAATGCTAAAACTGTATCAAGAAGACCCAAAACAGTTTGAGGCTGAATCTGAGCGCCTGCAGCAAGAGAACATCAAAGATATGTGTAATGGGGACGAAAGGTGCGAATGGCGCTTAAATGGGCTGTTATTCCGTATAAACAAAGAAGCCAGCGAGTATATTAACCCAGTAGCAAGATTAAATTTCGTTATTTCACGATTCTATACATTTATAAGAGATAATTATGGAAACAAATAAATACTTCTATCAGATAGTTAGGCAAGTTTACTGCACCAGAGCAAAACGCCAGAAAATAGACGTATATGCCTGATGCTTAATCCTTACTTGTTGTTGCAGCTTATAGAAGTAGCCTTAGCGGTGGCTTTTAGAGAGATATTTTTACAGTTTGAAAAAGCATCATGATCTAAAAGCGATTCAGGGTCATGTTTAGGTTTTAATGTACAGCCAGTAGATATAAGCAAGAGCATAATTAAAACGAATGTTAGTATTAAATATTTCATTGTAAATCCTCCGGTGTTATATGTTCCGCATCAGTGAAGATGTCTTGAATAAACGCCTCAAGGTCATCATCTGACAGCGTTTCGAGTAATGTTTCAGGTATTCCATACTCGACTAAAAAAGCAATTTTCTGTTCCCTTTTCATTTGCTTGCCTCCTTGTTACCTGTTAAACTAAAGAAAGTGTTATGGTGCATCACATTTTCTTTCAGCTTATCCCTATTTATAAAAATGATCTGACAACAACATCATCATAAGAAGGCTTACAACCTGTGGCGAACCAATAAACAGTAGCATTTCCTGTTAGTTTATAAAATTCATCCCAGTTCATTTATTTAGCTCCTCATAGATAACGATAGCGGCAGATATAAAAGCATCATCTTGAAAGCTCACAGGTTCTAAATCCGCCCACGTTAAACCCTCCTTCATAGAGTAGCCCTTCTTTCGTAATAGTGCGTTAATTGTAATTACATATTGTTCTAGCATGGTTCACCTCAAAGTTAATACAAGTAATATACAGACCAAAAGGCCAACGATAGGCGAGATAGTAAACGCCCAGATTATTAGTGCTAATATGATTAGAAAGCCCATATCAGTTTAAATCTGCCAAGATATACTCACCTGAATCAATCTTAGCTTGTGTTTCTTTCTTGGTCTCACCCAAGAACTGGTTACGGTATTTTCCCGTAGTGACTGAGTAATCCCATTTATTACGATCAAGCGTAATACTTGAGCCATTGCTGGGCTTAAAGGCAATAACAGAGCTGTACGATTGAAAAAACTTACCTTCTTGGCCGTAGTGTTCGCCCTGCACAATAAATTGATTGGCTACCTTGTTTCCACCGTTTGTTGTCATGTTTTCTACTTTCATTTTTATTCCCCTTGATCATCTTCAACATCTTGCGCCATTACATCATATTGCTCATCGGTAAAAAGAAACAACTCATTTACGGCCTGATGTAACGCTAAAAAGTTTGCCCTTAATGTATACAAATACTCATCATTAAAAACCAATAAAGATAATTCTTGATCGCTGTAGTCTCTTAAATCTTGCATTTTTAGTTCTCCTAACGTGAAATTATGTTAAAATTAATACCAGCCTAAAAGTTCTTTTTGTCTTTTAGTGCCGTTTTTATCTCTCGATAACCTGACAATCATGTTATTTACTCCTGTTTCGTTATTTGATGTTGTAACTATAGTTAAACTTTTAAAGTATAGCCAATTTAATGTTTTTATAAGGCGCATAAGTTTTGTTTATGGCTAATTTGTGCTATTCTTTAGAGTATGAGCAAGGTATATACAGGTGACAGGCCATTCAGTGATCACGTACAGGACTTGGTGAACCTGTACGGTATGAATCCAGAAGCAGTGAATAAACGCACAAGGCAAAAGAAAGAGCCAGATAGAAAACAATCTATACAAATAAGAAAGCTAAAGAGAGAAGCAGGCATTGAATAAACAACAACAAAAATGGTTTAATTATTTCCTTGAATCAGGCGACTCAGTAAAAGCTGTAGAAGTTGCATATCCCGATGTTAGTAAAGCAAATAGGAGCTCTAAAGCCTGTAATCTGCGTAAACGATTTGCTCTAGAGATTGATAAAGCAAGTCGAGAAACTTACGGACAACATGCACCTACAATGCTGAATGTTATCAAAACCATAGCCTTGGACTGCGACCAGCCAGCCGTCAAACTCAAAGCAGCTAGTGAATGGCTAACCAGAGCAGGACATGACGCAGCTCAAGTAGTCGAACTCAAAGAGACCGCAACACATGAACAGCTACTAGAAAGACTCAAGATAGCTATGACAGGACTACCTCAAGAAGTGATTAATGCTGCTTTACCTAAAGAGCTACTTAATCAACTATCCACCGAAGAACCTCAGAATGAAACAACTCATTAACTACAGTAAAACAATCTCATTCACGTACAAGCAGCTGGATACACTTGATAGTATTATTAAGTTGTCTTACGGGTTAAAAAAGGAACGCTAGAAAGTCTTTATCTAAAATACTAAACAAACAAAACTATCGTTGATTGTCTAGTCTTCACCCTCTCCTCCCTCTCTCAAATAAAACCATAGAACGCAATTATTCACTGCAATAGCTAATTAACCGCATAACTAAGCCATTACACTTCATGTAAGCGACTACTAACACGAACGGGATAATGCTTATTATGTTAAATTAGTACCCACTAACCTCTTGTTTTACCTGTATTCCTGCTGTCTTGCATCATTGGGTTATCGTTTAAGCTGCGCGTGTGAGCGTATGAGAGACGTTCTAGCTTGATGAATGGCATTGCATAGGTACAGTCATTTAAATGGCTTAGAGAGCGTTACAGCATGATGAAGTGTTTGTGGGGTATATAGTCGCGCTGTGAGGATCGACACCCCCCCTGCGGTATTGCATGATGTGTCTATACCACTCAATAATATCCCAAGAAAATAATAATCCCGTAATGTGTTTATGCCCATATACACAGCGTAATATGTGTGCTACTATATACACATGACTAGAACATGCCCTATATGCAATAAAGAACATTCAAGTCGATCTGGTATGAAGAAGTCTGATGGGTCTTTCTATCTAAACAGAAAATGTTATCAATGTGCTAGGACTCATAAAGGAAAAAGAACAAAGAAAGAACGGTTCTTTGAGTATGTCGAAAAAAAATCTTTTGGGTGTTGGGAATGGTCTGGAGGTTTAGATAAAGCGGGGTATGGAAGGTTTGGGCTTGAGAATGCCAAAGGCATTGGCGCTCACAGATATTCTTATGCGCTCCATTATGGCTCATTCAAAAAATCACTATTTGTACTGCATGAGTGCGATAACCCAAAATGCGTTAATCCAGACCATTTATTTTTAGGGACACATCAGGATAATATGGCTGACATGGTTAAAAAAGGCCGACAGAGGGCTTTAAGCGGCGAAGATAGCCCCGCCTGTAAGATCACAGAGGGTATAGCTATAAACATACTTAATAGTCAGCTATCCTATAATGAGACAGCGAAAAAATACGGGGTGTCTAAATCAACCGTTGCCGCCATAAAACAGAGAAGAACTTGGAAGCATTTAACGGAGACTTAAAATGTTCGCTAAATTAAAAAGACTATTGGGTTCTGGGTATGCTGTCCATGATGCGATTGAGAAAGTGGCCTCTGAAGCCCATTCCACGACTTCCGGAGATACCCGCTTTCTTATCTATGACGTGGATAATGCGACTTTAGAAAGAGTAACGGTGGGTGCGGCAGATTCTGGTGGTGTGGGGTATAAAGTGTTGAGGATTCCTAATTGAATATTCAATCTGCAATGGAAACATTAATTAAGAAAGGGACGCAGGACTCTAACCTAAAAAAAAATTTCTTGCTTCGCAAATTGAAAAAAGACACGAAAAACCCGAAGTGGGAAAACTCCATGCGTAAGACTTTGAGTGATGAATGGATGCTCCGGTTGTGTATGGCGAATTTAATGAATCGGCAATATGATTGGGAGGGGTGGGGGCTTCGTGAACCTCGAGACGGACTAATCCCAAATGTTGCCCCTTGGTGGGATGGGGGAAAAGTAGACCGTCTTTTAGTTCTTGGTGAGCAGGGGTTAGGCGATGAGATTCTTTTTGCTTCTATGTTTAATGATATTGATTGCCCGAATATTACTGTTGAGTGTGACCGACGGCTTATGCCTGTGTTTGAGAGGTCTTTCCCGCATATCGAGTTCATTGGCCGCGTTCATTACAAAGAAGGGTTCTGGGGTACTGACGACACTGAAATTGAAAGTCGTGAGTTTGACGCACAAACATTAATGGGAGATTTGCCAACATGGTACAGACGTTCTATAAAGGATTTTCCAAAAGAGATGTCTTATTTAAAGCCAAATCCTGAAATGGTTTATATGTATAAAACGGACTGTTTTGTTAATGGTTACGATAATGTGGGTGTTTCTTGGGTTGGTCGGCAAGGAAGGGATAATGGAATAATAAAAATGGGTGGAGTATCTTTACAGTATGGGGAAGAAAGTGACGAGCTACATTACCCTCCATTTGATGTAAAGAATGATATTGAAGCTTTGTTTGCTTATATCTCTTTGTTAAGAAAAGTAATTAGTGTGCCAACAACTGTTGTGCATATTGCGGGGAGCCTCGGTATTCCGTGTGAGGTTGTTATGCCAAAACGGGGTATGGAGCATGGTGGTTTTGATAAAGTGAATAATTCGTTAAACTGGCGCTTCCACGATACAGGAAGCGATTGGCATCCATCGGTAAAAATAAAATGAGAAAACCACTAAAAGACAGAAACGGCGATCCTATTTACAGTTGCCCTCTTAGTAAAGAGTACAGAGAAAATTTTGATAAAATAAAATGGTCTAAACCTACAAAGAAGAAAAAACATGAAACTAATAAGTAATTTTTGGTGGCCTGACTCTGATAATGATTGTCATAAAGCTGTTTTGGGTGAGGTGAGTAAAATCGACCTTTTGGACAAATATTTAAAGAAAAAAGACGTGGTTATTCAGGCGGGAGGGAATGTCGGGGTATTTCCGCGCCATTTAGCGAATAAATTTAAAACGGTGTACACCTTTGAGCCGGATGGAGAGAATTTCGAGTGTCTTGTAAAAAATTGTCCAGAAGATAATATTAATAAATATTTCGCTGCGTTGGGCGCTAATAATGATGGTGTTGAGATTGGTGTTTCGAGAAAAGACCTGAAAAATAATTGTGGGGCTTATCAGATTTTAGGAGAAGGCGGTATTTCCACGATAATGATTGATGATATGAATATTGCCCCTGACCTTATCTATCTTGACATAGAGGGGTATGAGCTTTTTGCATTGCAAGGCGGTGAAAAAACGATTGAAAAATACCACCCTGTGATAGTGATTGAGAATAAAGAATTACCCTTAATGTACGGTATTCGACCCGAAGAAGTCGTTGAGTACCTTGTGTGTTTGGGATATGAAGTAAAAGAGCGTGTTCAGCGCGATGTGATTTTAACTTGGAGAGAGTAATGGATAATGCGCACGAAAAAAGATACCGCGAAGAAGAAGCAAAGAAGAATAACGCGCACGAAAAAGAGTATCTCAGAAAAGAGATTTCTATCGTTCGTGACGGAAAGGAGGGGGAGCCGAGCATTAAACAATTAGAAGGCATGGTAAAAGATACGAATTTAAGTGGCACTTCTCGCTCTGTGATTGAAAATGCCATAAAAGTAAGAAAGGCTAAATTACTTGAATTAGAGTCAAGATTAAAATGAAAATAGTCAACCTTAAGCAAAAACAACTCAAAGAGATACTGTGTTATGATCCGTTGACGGGTATATTCACTAGACTCAAGACAACGCAGGGAGCTTGCGCTGGAGATGTTGCGGGACACAAAAACAGTCTTGGGTATATAGAAATCTCAATTTCTAATGAAAAGTATCTTGCTCACCGTCTCGCTTGGCTTTATATGACTGGGAAATGGCCGAAACACCAGATTGACCATGCCGACCATATTCGCAGCAATAATAAGTGGTTTAATTTAGAAGAGGCCACACATCAAGAGAACGGCAAAAATGTGTCGCTAAGGTCTGACAATAAAAGTGGAGTTGTTGGCGTTTATTGGAGCAAAGCAAGAGAGAAATGGGTTAGCAATATAGCTGTTGACGGAAAAACCGTATATCTTGGGATTTCAGAAAAAAAAGAGGATGCGATAAAGCTAAGGGAGCGGGCCAACATTAAGCATGGGTTCCATGAGAATCATGGTAGAGCGCTATGAAAGTGGTGGCCGTCCACTGGGGAACAAAGTATCCCGTTGAATATGTGAATATTTTAAACTCTATGGTGAAGCGCCACTCTAACGCTGAATTACTTTGTTTGTCTGATTCCTTTGAGGGAAAGGATTGTGAGGTACAAATGCTTGAGAAAGGTTTTGAGGGTTGGTGGAATAAGATACAGCTCTTTAACCCTGAGTTTATGAAAGGTGAGCGATTCCTTTATTTGGATTTAGATATAGTTATTACAGAAAATATCGACTCTATTCTTGAGAAAGAAGGCGATTTTGTAACAATTCAAGACTGGATTTATGATACCTATAATTCTTCTGCTATGCTGATGACAGGCGGATCTTTTCCGCACGTTTATAATTTATTCGTAAAGGATAAAGAAAAAGCTATGAAAGCGTGTCCTCAAGGAGATCAACAATGGATAACAAATTACGTGGATGGCACGACATTTAGCGATAATGAATTTGCCTCTTTTCGCATGAGTGGTTGTGAAAATGAACCTAAAGGTAAAGTGGTGGTTTTTCATGGAAAGCCTAATCCGCATGAAATAAAGGGCACATGGGTGGAGGAGAATTGGAAGTGAGCGATGAGACAGTGTATTTTGTATTGTGGATACCATTTGTGTTTGCTGCTGTTGCAGTAATTATTGATACTATATTTTTTGGTCGTCCAGAATGAGTGATTTAGCTGAAATTGTTAAAACACTTGAGGAGCTCTCTACTTATCGAGATACCCATAAGCTCGAATTTTATACCCCTTACCCCTTCCAGAAAGCCTTCCACCATGCCGAAGCCGGTAAAACCTATCCTTCAGGGCATTATGTTATCCCAGATACAGATTACACCTTAGCCGTTCAAAGAGCGTTAATGGCAGCAAATCAGTCTGGGAAAACGGCAAGCGCGGCAATGGAAGTTGCAATGCACGCCACAGGACAATATCCTGATTGGTGGAAAGGGCAGCGGTTTAATCGTGCGGTAAATTGTGTTGTTGCGGGTAAATCGAATGACTCTGTGCGCGATGTTGTACAGAATGAATTATTAGGCGATCCATTTTCTGAAAATTCTAAAGGTACAGGCGCAATCCCAATTGAATGTGTTGGCAAGACGACTCGTAAAGCGGGTGTTCCTAATGCATTATCTGCTGTTATGGTTAAACACGTTTCTGGTAAGTGGTCTAAAATTCGATTCATGGCATATGAGCAAGGGCCTGACCCCTATATGGGAATACGATTTGATGTAGGCTGGTTGGATGAAGAGCCACCACAGGATGTATGGACGCAGTTTATTCGTGGTACGATTTCAAGAAAAGAAGGTGAATACACACTATTCTTAACCTTTACCCCAGAAACAGGCGTAACCGAAGTGGTATCAGGGTTTATGAATGACCTAACAGAAGGGCAGTCATTAATACGTGCAGCATGGACAGATGCCCCCCACATGACAGAAAAGCGACAACAAGAAATTCTTGCCCAACTTCCCCCGCATGAAAGAGATATGCGCTCAAAAGGCATTCCTATGATGGGCTCTGGCCTTATATATCCTATCTCAGACGATGAAATATCTATTGAGCCTTTCCATATCCCTGCTTTTTGGCCTTGTATCTGTGGGATTGATTTTGGTATTGACCACCCTTTCGCGGCAGTTTGGATTGCATGGGATAGAGATAAAGATATTGTTTATGTTTATGATGCTTACCGGATTAGTGGCGCTTTACCACCCATTCACGCGAGCGCGATTAAGAAGCGTGGAGGGTGGGTTCCTATTGTATGGCCTCATGACGGTTTGAACACAGATAAAGGCTCTGGAATCCCTTTAGCTTCCCTTTATCGTGAAGAAGGTCTAAACTTGCTACCAAATAAGTTTTCTAACCCGCCAAGCCCGAACCAAAAAGAAGGACAAGGTGGCAACGGAGTTGAAGTTGGTTTGTTTGATACGCTAACTAGAATGAACGAAGGAAGATTTAAAGTTTTCTCTAATTTGTTTGAATGGTTTGAGGAAAAACGCCAATTCCATAGAAAAACAGTAAATGGAAAGAGTAAAATAGTAGATAAGAGAGAAGACTTAATGGCAGCAACGCGATACGCAAGTCAATCACTCCGTTTTTCAGAGGTTAGACCAACACCTAGAAAAGTCGTTAACAAGCGGCAAGGTTTAAGTAACTGGTAAAATTTATGGCCGTAAAAAAAAGACGTATTAGTAAAAGAGATTGGGAAAAAGTTGCTTCCTTTATTTCTGGCACGCTAAAAAAACGCAAAGACGGTAAGTACCGTAAGCAAGCGGAAAAAATGTGGGCGGAGACCGATAGACAGGTTGCAATGGAGTCTATGACTCGTACCGCTAATAATCCTGACGAGCAAAACTGGCGTTCAGCCTTAGAACTAGGTGAACTCTCAAGGGCTTCTGAGGTATTGTCTGCTGAAATACGCCGCATGGCCTTCCCTCAAAACCGCTCATGGTTTGATCCACATACAGAATTAGATCCAGAAGAAAACGGCGCGGTAAACGATAAAAAACAACAATTCGTTGATGGTGGGTTAAGGTCGTTAATGGCGCAACAACACCTTGACTTTGGCTTCAAGGCGCGACAAGACCTCTCTATTAAAGAGGCTCTTCATCACGGCGGCTATGTGGTTGAGGTTGAAGAAATAACCATGTTAGGCGCAAGGCCTGACGGAAAGATTAAAAGTATCTCTGCCCCTGTTTGGGTTCCTCATTCTATGTGGAATTGTTACCCAGATGACGCACCTTCTGCGACAGCCGGTGCATTATTTTATACGGGCAGCATGATTATTTGCTCTTATATGTCTCATCAGGCTTTATTGGGTGTAAGTGGCGAAGGATGGATAAAAGAAAATATTAATGATATAGAAGACCCAAAATCAAAAGACCACGAATTAACGGCTTACTATGGCGATATTACCATTCAACGGAAGGGTGGGGATAATATTTACCTCCCTAATGTAAAAGCGATAGCGATTAAAGATAAACTTATCTACTATAAACCAAACGACCTACCTTATTCACGCATTATTTATAATGGTTATGAACGATTAGACGTAAGAAACCCTTATTTTATCTCACCTTTGATGAAAATGAGTCCAACACAGAAAATCGCCTCTGTATTAGCAAATGATTTAATTGATATAACAGAAAGGCTTGCAGACCCCTCTATTATTTATGATGGAAACGATCCTGATTTTGTGATGAATGGCGGTCCTAGCACTGTACCGGGCAGTAAAACACCCTCTAAGAACATGGCAAACTTTAAAGAGGTCGCGCCGGGCGACCCAACGGCTGTACTTACAGCCTTACAGTTTAATATTGCCGAGTTACAAAAAGGCACATCTGTTGATGCTATTCGCTCAGGTATGACATCATCGACTGAGCAAACGGCCACAGAAGTCGAAAGGACACGACAAGGCGGTCAAATTAGAACAATAGACTTCTTGGATAAACATGAACTACAAGGTTTACGCCCTTTTCTTTACCTTCAACACGAGTCGAACAAAAAGAATTTAAAATCATACCAGTTTTACAACCCTGAAACGAACTCCCCTGACTTTGTAAGAGTAAAAAATGAAGATTTACAGCTCAACGTACAGTTTGATGTTGTTGGTTCTAAAGGTTTGGTTGAGGAAGAACAACGCCAAGCAAGAACCATGAATGTAACTCGCTTCGCTTTTGAAACAGGAAAAGGTGACAAGATTGATTTTGACGCTATTATTAAAGAAATGTATCAAGATGCAGGGAATAAAAACCCAGAGCGATTCTTAGTTATTGGTGATGAGCAATCAATGGGGGCAAAACTTGAGGAACTGACTACACAATTCCAACAGCTTCAAGAGCAAGCACAGCAAATGCAAGAGGAAAATCAAAGCCTAAAACAAAATGAAGATTCCAAGATACAGGAAATTCAAGCTAAGGGCGCGATTGAAATGGCTCGCCAAGACAATGAAGAAGAAAAAATTAAAACCAAAGCAGCCTATGATATGGAAAATCTACAAAAAGAATACGAGCTAAAAGAAAGAGAGATGGATGATAAACGAGAACTTGAGATATTAAGATTAGAAACACTCAAAGAGATAGAAATGTTTAAAGAGAATCGATCTAAAGAAGAGAGTGAAGAATGAGTAAACTAGGTGGAATACGAAAAGATTTTCTTCAAATGGAGGCTTTCCGTATGATTCTTAGAGAGGTCGTAAAAAACTATCCTGAGATAGCAACCTATGACCCAAACAAAGATAATGAGACGCAAGTTGATTTATGGAAATCAAAATCCGCAGAACAACGTGGATTCGATAATGCTTTTAAACTAATTACTGGAATTTCAGTAGGAGACATGAAAAATGAGTGAACAAGCACAACCTAGCCCTGAGCAGGAAGTAGCCGCGCCACAAACTTTAGATGATGTTATTTCTGAATTTAAAGTGGAAGCACCCCAAGTGAGCCAAGAGGCTCAACCCGCGCAAGAGCAGACGCCAGCGCAACCATTGCAATCTATTGATCCGTATGACGAGACGCAATTGAACAACTTTGCAAATCAGACATACAAAACTCAACAGGAACTGCAAAAAGAATTACAAAACCTAAAGGCCGACGCTGAGTCACAGCGACAAGCAGAAGCGCAGAAGGTTATTGATAGAGATATAAAGAAAGCTGTCGATACGATTACAGAAAAGGTGGAAGGTCTTGATCCTGATATGGCCGAATTATGGCTAGAGAAGCGAGCAAGAGAAAACGAAGGATTTAAAAACATTTGGTTAAATCGTGCAACAAATGAAAAAGCCTATACATCGGCCTTGAATGCGATTGCAAATGAGCTAAATGGTAAATTCGATTTTAAAGCCGACCCACAACTTGCTGAAAATCATCGTGCAGCACAATCATCTTTACAATCAAATAATGCCCCCCCATCTACGTCATTTAATAATTCTCTCGAAGAAAAGCTGGCAAGTGCCGCAAACGAAAAAGAGAGAAAGCTTATCTGGCAAAAGATTAAAGATGGAGGCTAACTAGGAGGCTATCATGGCTACCGTAATTACAAATCTTATCTCCAACGTAACATCCCCCGTCAACTACATGTTGATGGAAGGCTTGTTAAAAACTGCTCGCGCAAATATGCCATATTTTAATGGCTCTTTAGCGGGCGAATTAACCGAAAACAACGGCGCATACTCTGTACGTTATGAGCGTATTGAGAATTTAGCCGCTGCCACTACAGCTCTCGCTGAACCAACAGGCAACACAACTTGGGGTAACGGTCGAGACTCTGTTAATCCAACGGTAACTCGTGTTGATGTTGCTATGGCTAAATACGGTAATGCAATTACCTTAACGGAAGAAGTAGACTTGATCCAGGTTAATGTACGCGCAATGCGTTTCATGGATACATTAGGTGAAAACGCAGGTCGTTCATTAAACATGCTTCAACAAACAGCTATCCGCACAGGCGCAACCAATAAGCGTTACGCTAACGGTGTTGCAAGTGATGCTGTTTGTATCACTTCAATTGCTACTGCTGACATTAAGAAAGTTGTTAATGAGTTGAATCGTAATGATGCCATCATCTTTGATCCAATGAGTGATGGCTCTACTATGATTGGCAGTTCACCGATTCGCGCAAGCTACTTTGGTACTTGTCATCCTGATGTAGAAGAAGACATACGTTCCCTTACAGGCTTTATTGCTGTAGAGGCTTACGCAAGCCATACTGCTACGTACCCCGGTGAATTTGGTGCTTTAGGTGGCGTTCGTTGGTGTCGCAGCTCTATCGCGGCGGTAACAAGTGCGGCAGGTACGACTTCTGTTGTTGGTTTCCGAGGCGCAGGCACAACCACTAATGATGTATACTCTTGCTTGATTTATGGTAAAGAAGCAATGGGTTCTGTTGGCTTAGGTGAAAACCACGCTAAGGAAATATATCAAGGCGGTGAACGAATCCCTGCGGTACAGTTAATCTCTCACAAGCCCGGTTCTTCTGGTGTTGGTGATATGTTTAACGAAGTAGGTTCGCTTGCTTGGAAAGCCTTTCATGGCGGTAGCGTACTAAACGCAAACTGGATTTATGAGTTGCGTGTGTTAGCGGCTGATATTTAGGCTAATTAGGGGGAAGAAATTCCCCCTTTCTTTAAGAGGTTTACATGAGTAAAAAACCAAAGATCCAAAAACCAGTTTCTAAAAACGTGCAAGGATTGGACGCTAAGATTGTTATTAATGTCTTTTCTCCCGACCACGAGCCACAAGAATTTAGATTTATCGTTCCTAATATTATAGGTGAGTCAACCCATCTTACTCGAAGCCCTGAGTATATTGCTTCTGCAATTGTTGCTGGATTACGGGCGAAATACGGTGAAAGGGTAGGATAATGAGCACATTCTTAGATGTTGTAAATCGCGTAATGCGTATAAATACCATTATTGGTGCTGACGATGACGATTTAACGTCTTTCGATGATGTGCAACATGTCGCTACATTACAACTTGCTAAGATTGCGATTCAAGCTACTTTAACAGATTTAACGGTAGACAGAATAATTCCTTATGAAGATGCAGACGGTACAATTACAGTCGCTACTGGCACAAGGACATATTCGTTGCCGGCAGATTTTATTCGCTTTAAGGGCGAAAAGCCGTTTTTATTAAAGCTAGATAGTTCGAGCAATTCTGCTAATACGACAATAGAAATGTATCACGGCGGAGAAGAAAGGCTACGCAGAGAAATACTTAACTACCGAGAGCAATCCGGTGAGCCAAGATACTTTTACAAGGTTAACTCAACTACAAAGAAGATAGGGCTTTTTCATGTGCCGGATTCGAGTGTAAATGGTGTTTCATATAGGTTTCCTTACGAGAAATCTATTTATGTTGCTGTTGCGAACGATACGATGCCGTTCATCACAGAACAAGAAACAGACACCTTTTCTATTATGGCCGCAAGACGATTCCAGTTTATGTTTACTTCTCAGCCTATTGAGGGGCTACAGCAAGATTCAATTTATAAGGTTTCAAAAGCAAACTTAATGGAGTTGCTTCGCACAACAAATCCAAGCAAAGGCTACGGATATACCTACAGATGAAATTAACCTTTGAAGGCGGAATAAATGAGAATGATGGCACTATGATAAATGAGTGCCAAGAGGGGTATAACTTCGATCTTGTTTATGGCGATACTAACCTTACGCCAAGAAAGTCTTTAGATTTAAAAGGAACGTCCCCTAATGCCGGCGCTATTGCCGGAATACTTCAACTTATTAAGCGTGACGACACAGAAACAACCCTTGTTTTTGATGATGACGGCGCTGCACCTGAGGTATTTTTATGGGATGGGTCGGACTCATTCACTTCTAAACGCACAGCGAACCTAGCGGTGGGATCTAAATTAAGAGACGTTTACTGGTCTTTGGATGACCGCCTAGCGATTGTTGATATTTCAAAATCAACGCCATTAATGACGTGGGACGGGACGACTTTTGAGCGACATAAAACCGCGTTAGTCGATGGTGCTGGTGTTTCTGTTACGGGCATTACGCAAACGGCTGGTGTAGCCACAGTAACTTATGGAGCGGTTCACGGAAGATCTATTGGTGATTTAGTGACCTTTTATGGTGCAGGTCAAGCAGGATACAATATCGAAGCAGAAGTTTTAAGTGTGCCAACAACAACAACTTTAACGTATGCAGTAGATTCAGGCACAGCTTCACCCGCAACCGGCACAATCACAGCCGATGCAGGGGTAGACCTCTATGCAGCCTATGGTGTTATTCATAATAATCGGCAATGGTTATTTAATGTAAAAACAGTTAATGGGGCAACAACTTCCGATACACCACACTTAATGGTTGCGTCTGCTTTTGAAAATATTGAATCTTACGATACCGCAGCTAGAGCAGAAGATAACACCTTAACGGGAAATGAGGCATTTTACATCCTTTCACCAAACCTAAAGCCTGTTAATGGTGTTGCTCAGTTCAATAAGGAGTTAATTATATCAACTGTTGACGGGAGATTATTCAGGCTAATAGGGAATGATGCGACAAATTATCAATGGGTAGATTATTATGCTGGATCTGCCGCTATTGGCACAGAGACAATGGTCAATTTTGGTAACGATGTTGCTTTCATGCGTAAAGGCGGGAGAATTGACACTTTACGACAAACTGATGCTTCTGGTGATGTAACTTTAGACGACATATCAAGATGGATACCGAACCTGACAAGAAACCTAACAGATGCAATCGCGGTTTATGACTCAGACAAGCAAAGAGTGCTTTTCTTTGTTCAGAATAAAGTGCTTGTTTTGTATAAAGAATATTTATATGGTAGCGACACATCTCCTTGGTCTGTCTTTACGACAGAATTATCTTTTAGATTTAACACGTCCGCAGCAGTAAGGATAAGAAAGCCGGGGCTTGCTGGTTACTCTGTATATCTTGGTGGCACATCAGGAAAAATTTATGACCTAAGTGGAACAGGAGACGGAGACGAAGGAACGACAGGTATTCAGGTTAAACGGAAAAGCAACCTTATTGATACATTAAGGACAAAAGAAGCAATACTCAATGGGGAAATCCATTACCGCAGAGTTGGTGAGGTTGATGTTACGATGTATTGCGATTGGTCGGAGGAATATAATATAACTTCATCTATTGTTAAACTCAAAGGCCGTGGTGCGGGAGACACAGCTTCATCTTATTTTGGTGGAGCTGCTTATTTTAGCGGCGATTTTTACTTTAACGCGGGATTTCAATTTCAAGGAAAACCCACAACTCAACGATTTTCACCATCAGGAAGGGGGCCAGCTTTTTTCTTTGAGGTAAACACTAATTCAGTTTACAGTTTTCAAATAGACTACATAACATTGGGCGCATAAAATGAAACCGAAAGAACGCAGAGACCGTTTATTTAAAGCGAGTCGGCCAAACATACGAAAAATGTCATTAATTGACGAAAAAGGGTACTCTAAAGATATGGGTGTTTTGTGGGGTGCTTACAAATTAGGCTCTTTTGGGATACAAGAAAACGTACCGCAAGATCTGTTTGCAGAGTATATAACAGAAGAAGTTGAGCAATATACAAAAAAATGGATTATTGAGGATAAAAATGCACAGTTTTCAGATAAATACGGGCCAGTTGGAATGATGTGTGCTGTTTATAATGGGTGGGAGCTTGAGCCACATTTTGAGGCATTTAAGTGGGCAACAAAAAGGAATATTTTAAGGTCTGTTGTTAGCTTTCTTCAAATGATGCGTTATGACAAAAGCGTGGGGATAGTTAATGTTTACTCCAGAAAAGACACGAATAATTTATTTAAGCATGTCGAAAAATACGGTGTATTGAAGTATGCAGCAAAAATACCAAATGGTGATATAATGGGTGATAGATACATATATTATACAAGAGGCCGTAAAGATGGCAAAAGTATTTAATTCAGTAACTGATGCGTTCGGCTTAACTGACTCTAAAGCCCCTGCCCGCTATGCCGAACAAGGTAGGCGTACGGCAAAATCAATAACAGATACGGGAGCTCTAGAAGCAAAAAGAATTGCTGCCGCTGTACCTGAGTACACTTTTGGTTACGGAGACAGTGTATTAAGTGATGATGGTGCGATTATTGATCCAGAAATCATAAGGCTAAAAGAAGAAGGTCGCGGGTTTTCAGAAAACACCCTCAAAAACATACAGGATGCACGGAAAGATGTTGTTGGCAACAGGAACGACTTTATATCAAGAAGAACGTCTGGGCTAAGAAGTGATATTACTAAGGGTGGGAAAGCCTTAGAATCAAGATTAAATAAAACAGGTGTTACTGGTGAGTTTGCCACTCAGTCAAAAGAAAACTATGTTACAACCGCGGCGCAAAAGCTCGCCACAGGGCAGCTTTTAGCATCCAATGAGCTTTTTGGGCTTGAGGGCGATTTTGATAAGCTGGAAGGCGGAGCCGTAGCAGTCCTAAAAGGCTTAAATTCTAATGATTTTGCACAAAAAATGCAGGCTGCTGGAATGGGAGACGATCTAGTTAGAAGTCTAACCCAAATACAGCAAAGAAAGGCAGAAGAATATACGCGAAAATACTTGGCGGAAGCTGGAGAGGCTTCTGCTGAGTCCGGATCTAGGGCGCAAGAATCAGCACAAGAAAAAGCATCTACACAAAGTCTGATTGGAAATATCGCTCTTGGTGCAGCTATGTTTTTTTCTTCTCGCTCATTTAAACATTCAATGGAGCCGGTGGACAATCAAGAAATTTTAGATTCGATGATGGAACTTGATGTTGAATTATGGAAGTATAATGGTGAAGATGAAACGCATATAGGGTGTTATGCAGAGGACTTTAACGAGCATTTTGGTGAAAAAGGCGCAAAAGAAATAAAGGTTGTTGATATAGTGGGTGTACTTATGGCATCAATACAAGCACAGCAAAAACAGATAGATCGTTTGACGGAGAAACTAAGTGATCCTTAACAAAATTTTATCAAGAAGCGGGGTAGCTCGTCGTGCTAGTGATATTGAACCAGCCAAGCCTATTACTGTAGACAGAGACCACTTTCAGTCTGTTTTTAATTCCGGCTCAATTAATAAACCGCTTATTAATAACTTACGGGGCTTACGCTCGGAATCGTCAAGCAGATTGGAAGAATTACGCGCCTCAAAAGAGGGTAGGTTAAAGTCTGCGCTGCAACCCGGCTTGCAAAAAATATCAGAAGAACAGGGGTTACGTGAGCGAGAGCTTGCAAAAACTCCGATGGGATCAAGGTCTAGTGCATTAAGAACGTCTCTACAAGCGGAGGCGGGACTAGCAAGGCAGTCGCTTACTATAGACGCGCTTGGAAGCATCCTTAGTCAAGAAAACGGTGCTCAAGAGCTTGAATTTATGTTTAACGATATGTTTAATGAATCTGGATCTAAGGCGTTTGCCCAAGAGCTTATAGGTTTAGGTGTTGAGGTTAATAATTACTTATCAGAGCAAGGGTTAACATTAAGTATGGAAAGCCTAATTAGTGGCGCAGAAAGAAGTGCGACAGCATCACAAGGACAAGCAGATAGGTTTATTCGTGGCTTACAAAGCCAGTCTGCCGCAGCCGCTAAAGAAATGGCTGGACGATTCATATCAGCAGCATCAATGGAGTTTGGCCGCTATCCAGCAAACACGCCATCGGCAGGATATGAAAGTGGCGCGGCGGCAGGTGATGCTTATATGCCGGCATTCCAACAGAGGTTTATTTAATGGGACAAAAACTAGAAGGTTTTTTAAGGGTATTGGCTAGCGGTTTAAGCCCTCAGGCATTTCAGGCTAATGTTGGCTTATACAACCAAGAAAAAGCAAGGGAGTTCGCGTCTGCAAAAGAAGGGCGCGATATTGCGCGTGAAGACGCACAACAAGACTATGCTCAAACATTAAAACAGATGGGTGTTTATGCCACAATAGCAAAAGAAAACCCAACAAACCCTAAGATTCAACATGAAATGGGGTTAAAGATCCGTGAAGCTGCCAAGGGTGATACAAGACTCCTTAATGCTGCAATGGGCTACATTCTTGAGGATAATAGCCCTCCTTCTGAATTAGAAAGTTTAGGTGGCGGCCCACCTTCGGAAGAAAAGTTAAGCACTGTTTTTGAGAGGGCAAGAAAAGACAAGATTAAAGGGAGCGCGTTTTCGGCTATTGATGAAAAAGGCAATCAAGTCATGGCAGTTGAAAATGAAAAAGGCCAGATTGTCGATGCCTCAACATTCGAACATAAACCTGAATGGACTAAAGCGCCGACCAAACAAGAGACGGGCGTACCGGGTTCATTTACAAAAAGCCAAGCTGGAAAAGTAAAATTAAAAGGTATTGAGGGTGAGCAAAGCGTAGCTAAAAATGTAATAGAGATAGACAATCTTATCAAAACAATGTCCTCAGAAGACTTTATCGGCGGTGTTGCCGGACAAGCAATACAAGGTCTTGATAGCGTTGTTTCTCAGGTGCAACAATTAACAGGAGGGCAAGACTTCCTTAGAGAAGATGGCTCAATTAATCGTGATGCGCTCGATTTAAGTAAAAAAACAATAAGCAGATTGGAGAAATCTTCAGGACAATACGGCTTAGCTTCTTCTCAGGTTTTACAGCTTGCCTATGTTATCGCTAGAGCAAACGACCCAAGCGGTAGATTATCAGATCGAGATGTAAAGGTTGCAGAAGATATGCTTGGTGATAGCGCGAACCCAAGAGTAAGAGCGAAAGTGTTAGAAGATGTACAGAGAAGATTGATCAACAACTATAATATTGAGCAGAGAATAATTGCTAAATCAATCGGCGAAAAATTCATACCCTTATCGCTTGACGGATTAAGAAAAGCACATAGTGAAAAAGTAAAGTCTGACAAAAACACAAGAAAAGAAAACCGAAGAAAGAGGTTTGAATACTAATGAGTCAATCGGAAGACTTAAAAGACATGATGGCCGATACATTATCAAGAAATAATCGGACAAGATTAATGTCGCTTCCTGAAAACGAAAGACAGGCCATGATCGACCAGATGACAGAGGATATTGAAACAGCTTCTGATTTTGAAATAATGTCTTATTTGTCTGAGAATATAAAAGAAGTATCTTCTGATGTTGCTGCTCGCCTAAACCAAATAGACATAAATATAGAGCGCATGACCCCTGTTCTTGGAGAGGCGGGTATGGCAACCCACTCCATTCTGACAGAAAAGAAAAACCTACAACGTAAAGCAGGCCTCCAAGAAGCAGGGGTGTCCCTTGATGACGATCTCCCCGCCGGGAGTCTTGAAATGGGGTTTGGCGTTAATCCTGTCAAGGCAATGAAAGAGGCGCTATCTGAGCATTTTAAAACAGATGTCTTTGTAACAGAAAAGGACGGTGAGTTGTTTTATTTTAATCCTAAAGATAGAAAAATGAGATTAGCAAACCCTAATATATTGGGTGCTGCGGGACATTCCTTGCCTGTTATTGGAGATATAACAGGTACAATCGCGGCAGGTTTAATGGGTAGACGTTTAAATGTTGGAAAACAAATAGGTGCGGAAGCAACCGGATCTTTTGTAGGAACAACGGCAGGTGAGCTAACAAGGCTTACTCTTGGTAGGATTATGGGTGTTCATGATCTTACTGGTAATGAAATGCTAATTAAAGCAGGTGCGACCGGTGCGGAGGCTGCGGCGTGGACAGGGGCTGCGGGCGGATTAGCTGCTACTGCTAAATGGATGAAAAACTGGCAGGAGGGCGGCATATTTACAAAGCAATCCGCAATTGACGCAGGCGCAGGCGCAGAAGAAGCCGAGATTGCAGTTAAAGAGTTCAATCGACTAGCAAATGGCGGGAAAGAATTTAAAGGGACAACTGGGAAAATGTCTCCGGACGTTAATATTCAAGCAGATGAAGCAGCCGTTAGAGAATTAAAAGAATACAAGCAAAAGTTTATTGATAGAGACCTAGAAAATCAATCCGCTATTTCTGAAAAATTAGATGTTGTAACAAAACCAAAACCAAAACAAGAAGGCGTGTCTGGAATTAAAGATGTAGCTAAGAAAGACGTTATGGAGAAAACAACAATAGCTGACAAGGAATTAGCAACCGTTGAAGAAAACTTTAATGCGTCTATGAAGGAATTAAGTTCAACATCAAGTAAGACCGTTGGCAGACCTACCAGAGAAACAATTGACGCTATGAAGGCGGCGGAAAACAAAGCCCAAGTAGATACATGGACTAAAATGAAAGAGAAGCATGGCTTTAATGAAGAAACACAAACCTTTGGAATAGATATACCAAAGGGAGAAGGCGCAACAAGGCTAGAGAAGATATTTACCCGTAGGGCAGAAACAGCAACAACGGTGAGCGCAAAAAGGGCAGCTTCTAAGATATTTGTTAGGGATAAAAAAGCAAGCAAGCTGCAAGACCTTAATGATTATAACGACCAATTAAGTAAAATAAGCAAAGATATTCGTGCGCTCGAATCTAACCCTTCCGCAGGACAAGCGGCTATCAGGGATCTAAATGAAACGAAAGCTGCCTTAAAAGCAGATAGAGCAGAGGCGCTTATATCAACAGGGAAAGAAGATCTACTAAAAGACATCACCGAAGCGGAGCTAAAAACAGCAAAATACTATGAGAAGTATTCAGAAGGTGTTATTGGTGAATTAACTAAGAAAGTGAACGGCGTGCCTAAATTAAAAGATTCTAAATTTATATCAAGAATACTAGAAGGCACACCAGAAGAAGCGGACGAGCTTATTGAGATAGTTGGAAAGTCACCAAAACTAATGAACATGTGGAAAGAAGGCGTTGCTGACGTTTACAAATCAAAAGTATTTACCGGGAAAAAGTTTAATCAAGAAGCCCACGATAGATTTCTACAGGAGAATAGGGAGATTATGTCTAAATTTATTCCTGATATACAAAATATCGGGAAGGCTGGTAATCTCGCCATTAAGCTAGAAAACCAAGTGGCAAAACATAAAGAGACTATTGCTAAAATAAATAAAGATTGGAGCGGAAAACTACAATCAATGGACTCAAGAGATGTTGTCGACTTTATAACAACTAAAAAAGGCGGGTTCACTTCTTCTGGGGAAGAAATACAACACCAAGTATCTAAAATTAAAGCTATTAAAAATGCATTAAAAGACTACCCTTCACAATGGAGAGAGATACAAGAAGAATACTCAACTAAAATCCGTAACTCTGTCCAAGATTTAAAAAACAAACAGGTAAATAATATTGCTTTAAATAAGACGCTCATTGAACAAAAAGAAGAACTCATTGAAATGATGGGTAAAAAGTATTATGACGACCTAGAAAAAGTGAATAAGGTTGCAGAAATAGCAGCCAAGAAACTCAAAAAAGAGCCGGATACAGAGGCTTCTGGGGTTATTAATGCCCTACTAAGGATGTCTATTGCGCCACCTTTATCAAGAGAAGGTCGTGGCCTCACTGCATTGAAAAAGTGGACAAAGAAGTCAACACACAAAATTATAGCTGATGCTTTCCTTGATGTTAAAACAATTAGCGAGGTAGCAAAAAGATCTGTTCATAGTAGGCCAGCAAGAGAAATGCTTGAAATAGCTGTTTCAACCGGAATGATAGATATAGAGGAAGAACAAGATGGGAACTAAGTACACTACAGAAGCGATAAGCGGTTATAACGCAAGCCCTCCGCCTGATGATGCAACAGAGTCAGAAGCCAATAAAATTAAGTGGTCAACGATTAAAGAGAAGCTAGACGACCCTATTAAGACGCAGGTCGAAAACATAGACACAAAATTAGTTGCTATGGCTGATATTGGCCCTGATGCAAAAATTGCCGCTTATACCACTGTTGCTGGAGACCACCAAAAAACCATTGAGATGACCGCTGATTTTGACGTTACTTTATTAGCGGTTGCGTCAGCTCCAGATGGGTACACTATTACCGTTAAAAACAGTAGTGGTGCAGCCATAGAGGTTAGCGCGACAGGAAGCGAGACCATAGATGGTTCGACGGGCGCTATTATGTTGGCTGATGACGAGATAACGAAGGTTCAGTTAAATAATGACGGTACGGGCTATATTACCCTCCAGCAAACCGCTTCTGAAATTACTTCGGCCGCACAAGTGTATAAAGGCACAGCAGCCGGTACAGCTGATGTAATAACGGTATCTTTAACCCCAACATTAACTGCTTTGACCGATGGTACGGTTATATTTGTTCGCGCCTACCTTGCAAACGCAACGACCACGCCGACCCTTAATCCAGATGGCTTAGGCGGCAATACAATTGTTAAAAATGGCAATCAATTATTATCTGCTAGCGATATTCCTCGTGTTAATTATGAAATGGTATTAAGATACAGCTCCGCTAATACAGCATGGGAGTTAATGAATCCTGCACGTCGATCTTCTGCGGCACAAAGAACGAGAACAACAACGCAAAATATCAGTAATGCCACTATAACGATAATAGATTATGAAACATTGGTTTATGATAATCTGTCTGAATTAGACAATACGGGACGTTTTACAGCGACGACGGCTGGAAAATATCACATTTCAGCCCAAGCAACACTTGGGTCGGTAGCATGGGATTTAGGGGAGTATGTAATCCTGTATATCTACAAAAACGGCTCAGAAGAAAAGCGTGGTGTATGGTGGTCATCACAAGCAGTATCAACCACAGCGCAACAAGTCGGCGTCAGTATAAGCGTCGATGTAGATCTGGATGCTAGCGATTATATAGACATAAGGATTCAACATAACCAAGGCGGCACGCCCGTGATAGTAGCAGATGGATCCTATAATTTCTTTTCTGTTCATAGTATAGATTAAGAGGATTACAAAATGAGAATTGCACAGATAGATAATGGTATTGTTACGGAAGTTTGTGAGATTAACAGACCTATATCAGACTTCCCCGAAGTTCGTTATGTTGAGTGCGCTGAAACCGTTGCTGTTGGATTTGCTTATGATGGGGTGAATTTTACCCCTCACGCAACATACCAAGATGAGCTAGACGCAAAGGCGGTCAAGCAATCAAAAAAAGCTAGGGACGAAGCATTAAATAATCTTACTTACGATTTTGGCGATGGACGAATCATACAAACCAGACCTAAAGACGAGCTTAATATCCGTAACGCTATTGAGGTTATGATAGACAACAATATCCAATCAATAGGATGGGTAATGCTTGATAACAGCAAAAAAAGTATTACGGCACAAGAGCTAACTACAGCTCTAAAGTCCGGACAACTTTCTGCTTTGTCGATATGGGAAAACTATAGCCCATGATATTTGTCAGCGCAGGACACAACAAAGATGCTCAAGGTGAAAGGTGGGTGTTATGCGATAGCGTCTACCCTTTTAGAGATAAACAAATAGTGATTACTGTCACAACAAAAAAAACTAAGGACTGATAACATGATCGAAAACACACTAGAGCAAGAAACGAGGTCGTGGCACTTGAGTAAGACAGTCTCATTAACATTTATAGCGGGTATTATTATTGCTTTGGTGCAGGGCACATGGAACACAGCATTTATAATTAGGACGGTTGATACTACGCCGCCACTGCCTGAGCAAGTACAGCGCATAAGGTGGGAAGTTGAGCAAAATAAAGTGCTTATCGACCAATTAGCCGCATTAAATAAAAAACAAGATGCACATAATGCAAGTGTTTATGCGTTAATGCGGGCTTTTACCACAGAGGTAAACAATGTAAAAGTTGACATAAAGGTAAACGAGACTAATATTAAAGCTATTAAAGAAAGCGGGCATAAATAATGACATATAAAGGTATAATCAAAGGTAGTAGAACAATAGATTTTAGCGTCCTTTTAGGGATTTTTGGTATGTTGGAGCAGAATTTACCGATGATAAAAGACCAAATAGGCGATAATTACGGGTTGGTCTTCATTGGTATTTCTGCGATTACCATTATTTTACGCAAACTAACCACTAAACCGCTAAAATGATCTTTATTAAAAAATACGCTCTAGCCGCATTAGGTATTCTTACAGCATTCTTTGGTTTTATGTGGCAAATGACAAGAGCAAAGCATGAAAAAGCCGTTAAAAACGGCATCAAAGAGGCTAGAAAGACAGAAAAGAAAGCCGTTGAGTCAATGATTGAAGGAATGGAGAAAGAGGATGAAATTATACAAGATACCACTTCTGTTGATCGCAATCACTTTAGCTAGTTGCGGGGCGATACCGACACAAGCAAAACTTGTTCTGCCGCCCGACTTAGCTGTCCCCGCCTCACTTAAAATACAGGCAAACGAGATAGAGTGTTTGACCGATGAAACAGTAAATAAATTCATTAAGCGCGACAAACTAAAAGATGCGCGAATAAATACATTATCCGATATTATTAGAACAACACACTAAGGAATAGAATATGGCAACTTTAGATGTAACCAGCGTAATAGCAATCAGCTTTCCGACAGACACGGTTGTAACGGCTCCAGACGGCAACACGTTTACAGCAATAGCAAATCAACGATACGGCGTACCTAAAGGGCAAACGTCTATAACAGTTAACCTAACAGGCGGTGTAATGTGTCAAACATCCTCTGTTATTGGGTTTTCAACTGGACACGTAACACAAGTCTTTACCGTTGATGAAGTGCGGACTCCTGCATAATGGAGATGGATTTAAGTTTAGCCGCTGGAGACAATCACGGCGTTAGACTCATCCCTGCTCTATCAGGCACGCAATACGGCACACTTGGATCTGTTTTATCCTTCACAGCCGGAGACACGCTAACAAGAGAGTTTTCTACAGCGAACTCAGGCGCAAGAATGTTTTTCTTCGGCCATAGCGCTACACCGATGTCTGCTGAGTTTGATGCGGGCAATTTATTACAATTAGTTGGTTGTACTGCTACTATAGACGGTACAGCGGTCGCAGATGGCGCAAGTATAGCTGCTTATCAGGACGGAAAAAAACATACACTTATTTGTACCGCTACAGGCTCATTATCGGTGGGTTATTTAAACCAAAACGGTGCTGGTGCTAATTTCTTTGTTGGACAAGATTTCTCTTTTTCCTACACTATTTCAGGTGTTACAACTAACATCGTTTTTGATTCAGGCTCTAATCTTTATCAGTTAGCGCGCGGGACTACAATAACAAGTATATATACAGATACATTTGACACAGATTATGCTAACTGGACTGAGAATTTTGGTGCAGGTGATTCCGCCTCGGTATCTGGTGGGCTTCTTACTTTAACGCGCGGAACTAATGTAAACCTATTAAAAAAGACCTTCACTACAGTTACCGGAAAAAGCTATGCGGTTAAATCTAATGTTTCTACAGGAACGCAATCCCCGCAAATTACGGTAACAGGAATATACTCAACAGGTGCGTTAGCATCCGGTGAAGCTGGCTTTTCTTTTGAGGCTACCGGAACGTCCACCGAGATAACTCTTGACGTTGCTGGCGGGGCTGGCACAGCTTCATTTAGTGATTTTTATTTAGAAGAATTGCCAGATTCAGCTTGCCTCCTTAATAATTTCGCCACAAGCGATTGGTCACGCTATACACTGCAAAGAAACATCACGCATGATGCTGGTACTGTTGCTCTTGGTTGGTTGGGTGATGACGATGTTACTAATGGCGAATTTAGCTCTGATGTAAGCTGGACAAAAGATGTTGGTGCTACAATTTCAGGCGGTAAGGCGGCATTAACCACTGTAGCGCAAAATGCTGGCTTATACCAAACCTCAACCAACACAATTAAGCCAGGCGATTACTTAACGAAAGGCGCTGTGTCGGGGTATTCAACAGGCAGCCTTAAATTAGTTGTTGGCGGCGCGAAGTCTTCGGCTCTTTCAGCAGATGGAGCCGTTACAGAAATAATCACTTCATCAGCAGCAACACAGTTAATAGAAATTGAAGCACAAGATATAACAGCCACCACAGCCAATGTGGACGACTTCTTAGCAAGACACTTAATCGAGGTTGTATAATGTATATCGCGTTATTCTACCTACCTAATTTAACGGTAAGACAGCAAGCAGAAATATTAGCTTTGTCTAAAGTAGGTAACGCGGTATTTGTTGATAACACAACTCCATTAGGAATTACTTATAGTCGATTAAGAAATATTGAATTAGCTGATTTGCAAGCAAGCTTTAATGTATGGACGTTTCCGGCACGTACAGATGGTGAGCTCACAGCAACCTATAATCCAAGAGTCAAAACTGTAACAATACAAGCTTTTGAAGATTTAAGACTAGGATTACATGATGCAATATGGCTAGACGAGTCAAGAGGTTTTCAGAATCTAAATAGACAGCCGGAGTTTCAATCATAATGCTGCCATCTAATTGCTACTCTAAAAATAGAATCACCGTAGATGGTGCGGTGATTCATTATATTAGTGCGAAAAATGTAAATCCTAATGATCCATTTAATGTAAATACCGCTATTGATATTTTAAAAAATATTAGATTATCGTATAAGGGATTAATAACCCGTGAAGGCGAATATATAGAATTAGTGCCGGAGAACTTTAAACAGTATCATGCTGGCTATTCAATTATGAACGGCCGTGAAGATTGTAACAGCTTTACAAATGGGTATGCATTGATAGGAGGCTCTGCATGGGAATATGAATACAATCAAATACTAAAGTTAGGCGAAGTTTTAGCGCAAGATATGACTGCTAACAATTATTCTCTAGATTGGATAAAAGGCCATGACGAAGTACGGGCAGAATGGCGCGAAAATTATCCTGACAGGATTAAATATTTTCAGGATAAAAACGAAGGTTACAAAGTTTCAAAGAAATATGATCCGGGCGCTCATTTCAAATGGGGAATTTTAAAAGACATGCTTCGAGGACTATCTAAAGTAAGCCAATAAAACCCTCATAAACTCACAATAATTTGCATTTTGCAATCTCATAACCTATTATCTATATAAGCATTACTAACTATAGAGGTATAGTTATGATTATTCACGATTACCACGACATAGACGGCCTTATCCGTGCAGCTAAATTACACCCTACTGAGTCGCTTATTCAAAAATTAATTGATAAGCATATTGACCCTACGGGGAACGACTGCCAGCCTCAGTTTTGCGCTTATTTATGGCGGAAGGCCGTGAAAAAAAATTAATTTCTTGTTTCAAAACAGGAAACGCTAGGTTGCGCGTTAAATAAAAAAGTCAAGGACATTTAACCCTATGCATCATGCTTAATGTTTCTGTGGTGTATTTAAAACAATGTACTTTAATCTCTGGCTTAGGCTGCATTAAAACGACTTGACCGCCGATAATAATCCCTAGACCGAAGATAACTAATTTTTTAAATTTAGCTTTCATTTCTTTTTTGTACTATTCGATACTTTAATCTCATATAGCGGCATATAATAATCACAAATAACGCCCACGGTACTTAATTCATAAATAAACGTTGAATAACTTTGATGTTCACTAGGCTTAGCCTGAACTCTATAGCAACTGTGTGAGTTAGGGCATAAGCTTTGTGTACACATATTAAAGTCTGGCATTTTCCCTCACCTCAAAAATTGACTTAATAAACCACTAAACATATTCATCATTGTTTCATGCTGTTTATGGTCGTAAGAAAACAAATAATCACTATCACAGTCAGGCCGTCTAAATCTAACATTCATTTCAACAGCGCAAATCTCCATGAGCTCGTGACAAATAAGCATAAGCAATTCATTATCATTACGGTTTTTCGTTCCTATTTCTATCGTTAAATCATAACAATTAAAGCTTGCGCCGTCATGCTTGCTTTCCCATTTCACTGTAAAGTCATAACAGTTTACTTTTAGCTTTTTTATTCTTTTAATCTTCATCGTAATCAATCACCCCAGCATGTTTAACTATTTCAGATAGCTCATGAAACGCTTTTACAAGCTTGTTATGCTCGTCTATTAATGTTTGAAAGTTATCTCTGGTTAAATCAGGGATAGTTTCTAAGTCGTACCCGCTAGGAACCTGTAATGTATCTCTAAAGTCATAATCTGTTAATTCGTTTGGCTTTTCCATTTTCTTACCCTTTTAATTGTTTCCTGTTAGTTTTCATTATTATTTAACAGTCTCGCTGCCTCACAATTATCACAAGCACATTCACCCAAAGGACTGCATGCAAAATATGAGAATGGTCTTAGTGCGTCCTCAAGCTTAGCTATACGGGCTCTTAGCTCAATAACTGTGTTGTCAGAGGCAATATATTTAGCTTGAAATTTACGCATATCATCATAGTCTTTTTGCGCTTCTTTATCTTTCTGCTCGATTTCTTTTTGTAATCCACCAAACGCATCAGCTAACCTAACTATTGCGGTTTCATACATTTCTTTATATTTAGTCATCACTTACCTCCTAAAATATCATTAATTAACCAGCATTAAACGAAGCAAGTATTACACCTCTTTCTTTTTTGTTTTGCCTAAATATTCAACTTTAATGCAATCAATATCACAAAATCTAACCCAAGAAGATGTTTCGGTTTCGTATTCTTCACCAATATTATTTCCGCCTGAGTAAGTCCACATCCATTTACCATCTTTAACGTGGGTAACAAATTCAGAAGGGCTTATCTTTCTTGCGTCGCCTTCTGACTTCGCGGCAACAACAGCGGAATCATACGTGTCATAATTATCATTTACGTCTTGCGATATTAAATATAAATTCATACATCACCTCTTTAAAATATCCTTAATGCCTGACATACCCAATTCATACGCTTTTTTGTGTGCTTCTTTCATATTCACGCCACGCTCTTATTTTGCAAGCCTCCATCGACTCACCGCTGCTGCATTGTCTTGATGGGTCGAAGCCTTGCGGGAACCCACTTCTATCTTGTTTTGGTTCTTCTGGCTTTGGTAATTCCCACGGCTCTGTCCAGCTTTCAGTGTTCGCGCTAAAGAATGTCGCTGTCTGCATTACGTAAGGAGAGCCGATTTGCGCCATTCCTTTGCAGTAATTATAGTAGCGCAGTACCCCAGCCTGTAAGTCGCTGTATAAGACCTTCTCCTTAAGCCTCGCTTGAAATGCTTTGTAGGCTCTAGGTTTAGGATTGCCGCCGCTTCTGCGAGGGTATATCTTCCACAATATTTCAAAATCACTGCTGTAATCCATCATTACCCCCCCCTATGTTAGTAGCTCTATTATTTTTTCTTCGTTATTCATATATCTAGATCTTCAAATGCAGATTTTATTGATTCGTACATGGGTTGAATATCATAT